AATAGTAGCGTCGTAATTTTTGAAACTTATATTTTTCATAAGCGATTAATTTTATAGTGTTTAAAAAAGAGTGGATGTTTTACCACCCACCCTAAAACCAAAACACCAAACTATGATATACAAAGATACTAACTTTTTTAGCAATTATGAATAAATTAAATTACCATCTTCATCTTTTCTTGGCACTATTACCATACTACATTTACATCCTATATTATTCTCAGGTCCACCAATCGGATCACCGGGATACTGCATCGGAATACCCAAAACATCAAAAGGAACTAATAAAGGTTTCTTTGTATTGTTTAAAGCTAAGTGCCAATTTCTTGGAACATTAGGGTGATCGTGAATCCAAATCTTATTTACTTGAAAAGGTAATAGTTGAGCATTCTCAATCATTACTTTATTTAAAAGCATTACACTTTCAGTTCTTGATATTATTCTTGCTCTTGACTTGTTCATTTGAACTTCGTTAACTAATCTTTTTTCAAAATCAGTTACGCTTTCATTATTAGCAAAAGCCGCCTTAAATGCTTCGTCTATTCTTCTTCTTGAAGTATCGTTAATTATTTTACTGTGTTGAATGCCTATTGTGCTATAATACTCACTTAGCATTCTTTTCATATAAGGGTCATTCTTTTCTAAGCCGGCATTATAAGTAGTGTTTGCCCAATTGACAAAAGAATCACTTTGTTGATACCAAGCAAACTCATAAAACTCTCTAATACTTTCGTCTACCGGTTGAGCGTTATAAAGTAAAGCCTGCAAAGCATAAGTAAAGCCAATTGAATTACTTTCTTTTAGAGAATTTAATAAAGGCTGAATACTTTGATCCAAAGCCTTTCTAAATCTTCTATATCCCCATAATTCAATATACGCTCTTAGTTCTTCGTTTTTTTCTTGTTCTGTCATACTCCAGGTGTCATCCCTATTTCGTCCATATAAGTTAAGTTAGTAGGGACTAAAATTCTATCCATATCCGCTTCGTTCAATCTATCGTAGTTCATAGCGTCGCGTTTCTCATTTGGAGTAATCCACCAACTCTCTTTCATTTGAGTAACGATTTTTTCCATATCCTTTTGCATTTCGGGGAATGCTTGCGCGTCATAATCAATATAATATTCTACTCCATCCCTTAATGAATAATACAAAGCTATTTCATTAAACATTCCTCTAATCATATTAAGAATAGGAATAATAGTGTTTGTTACCAAACCTTTATAAGCCATTTCTTTGTTATTGTAAGAAGCTGAATCCGTAGCCATTAAAATAGGATCTACTCCAAATACTCTACAAAGTGTATCTCTATCAGCGCCTATTGATTTAATTATCTCTAAATCCGCCGGACTCATTCCAATTTGCTTATAATCCACAATACCGTTAGTAGCTACTATTCTCTTATAGTTATCTGCTCCTGTAAGTTTACTATCTATCTGTTGGTTAATCTTGCTAATTTGTTCGCCGTCTAACATAGCATCCTTATCCCCACTAAACAAAAGACCTGCTGCACCACCATTAATAAATGCTTTAGCCTTTGCTCTTGTACCTTCGTTTGAACTTGAAACAGTTTCCCAAGCAGCCATAAGCGGAGACATACCATAAAGTTGGTTACCACTTACATTATAGTCAGGGTTAAAGAATTTAATATGATTTACTTCGTTTACTTTAAATTCAATTTCTTGGTTTCCTATTTGTAGCTTATAAGCACTAATTGGCTCAAATGTTCCACTACCTATAATTTGTGTAAACTGAGAAGGTAAAGGGTAAAGTTTAGTAGGTACTCCTTTGTTTCTTCCTACTTCAGGCATAAACTTATAAGAATAAGCATTTCCAGTAATTTCAAGGAATGAAACCATAGCTTCGATATATTCCTGCTGAGATTGCATTTCATTCGGTCTTTCGATTAATCTGTTTAAATCTGTTCCCTCAACTTCATCCAATCCTTTTTTTAATAGATTAAACTTGTTATTCTTTACTCTATTAAAACTCTTTTTATTATTTACCACATAAACATAAAAAGGAACACTTGCTGCCTTCTTTGCGATCATATTTATAATAGCGTAAACATCAGGATTGCCTTGATAGCCGTTAGCCACATAAGCTCGCGGATTATTAGGTATATTAAAGAATATGCCGTTAAAATAAGAAAATAGTGATTGATTATATTTATTACCCGGATCTGATTGCGTTGGCAGTATTGCAGCCTTTATTCTTTGGATTAAATTCATATAGTTATATTTTTACAAATTTACTATTATTCTACTACAAAATCAAAAGGCTTTAATTCAAAATAGATTCTCATCATTAATGCGTCGGATATATCCGGACTTCGTCCTAAATGCTCCTTTACTTTTTCCTTTGGTAATATTGCAAGTTTTCCGTCCTTATCCGCGTTGTGTCTGTGTACCCACTCTAATTCCTCAGTCAATTGCTTTCTTATATCAACATCCTCAGTCTTTACTGCAATTTGATTTTTATTAATCAATTCCGCTAATCTATAATAGCATTCAGACTTTAAGTTAATATAGTTACCCTTAATAGCTTTGCTTCCGTTAAGAAATCCGCGGCAACCCCGTATCTGGTCGACCGTGCCTCCGCCTATACCATCCTCGTCGATTATAATATTATTGTGGTGAATACCTTTTGCAGCCGCTAACGACTTTATAAATTCCGCCACCTCAGTTGTAGACTTCTTTGATAGCTTATGGATCTCAGTAACTGTCAGACCGGACCAAAGCATTACAATAGTCTTATCTTTGCCATATCTTGCAATATCCGCGCTAATATATTGCTTTCCTTCTGGTAATTCATTTGAATATATTTCCACGATCTTATCGTATTGTATCAAATTGTTTTTACTATCGTCGTACTCCCAATTGCCGTATAATAATCTTTCTTTGCTAAAATTATCAAGTGTCTTTAATGACTCGATATAGTGCAAAGATATGTTCTGGTTATCTGTTGCTAGCGCTTGTATAAATGCCTTGTTATTCGGTAGTTTAAGCTCCTTAGCCGGCTTATAAAAGTTATTATAGATAAAACCCTTAGAAGGGTTACAAGTGCCTAATATCTTAGGTATTATATTAAATAGATCTAATTTGTATCTTATTCTGGACTTTACTATATTAAAAGCCTTTTCAGTTACTTGATTGCATTCGTCAATAAATGCGCCAGATATTTCAAGTGATCCTAATTCGTCGAAGTTAGGGTCGGACGGGTATAAAAAAAGATCCTTTAAATAAATAGCCGAACCGTTGCTAAATGTTATAATATTGCTTTGTGCGTTATATTTATAGTGTACTCCAGACTTTAAGCCTTGCAACTTACAAATATCATAAAAGCTGTTAAGTGTGGTATCCTTTAAAGTCTTTAATACAGCGCGACCAATTAGCCAGCGACTGCCTTTATACCTTAGACAATTCTTAATGATCCAATAACAGCCGAGTGCGGACTTACCACCACCTGCGCCACCGCCGAATATAATTTCGTTTGTCGTTTGGTCCTCTAAATAGTTAAGTGCTTGGCTTTGTTTACTTGTTAATATCATTAGTTTTAGTTTCGATCCAATTTATTGCCATATCACCAGATACCTCGTTTTGTACTTTGTCGCTGTATTTCTTAGGGTTTAGCTTTGATACGATCCACTTCCTTGCATCCACCTGCAGGCGCGCCCTTTGCACTGCTGCATTATTTCCGACTACTCCGCCCTTAGTAGAAATATAGTCTTCTGTTTTATCGTCGCAAATATTCAAAATTTCCTCGAAGATAGCATCTGCCCTGTATTCACACGCACGGGCGTACTGTTTTCCTCTGTCTTCGTTTTCCAGCCACTTATAAAAAGTTTTAGTTGAAGGCATATCCGGCAAGGTTAATACTTTTCTAACGGCATCACCTTTGCGCACTCCTTCTAAAATAGCTTCAAATATAGGTTTGATAGTTTCCTCAGTGTATTTCATAACAATATAATTTATACAAAGGTATAAAAAAAAGACAAAAAAAAAGCCCGATCAATTAAGACCGGACCTTCAAACCACTAAAAAAAACTATCTTAATAAATTATTTAATATCTGTAGCGATTGATGCAGCGCTCTTATACTCCCTTTATGCTTGCATACTTCAAATAAGCTGGCGTCGTCCTCTATAGCATTTCTTAAGTATTCCTCGTATAGATTTTGTTTTAACTGTATTAAGTTTATTGCCTCCTGTATTTTTTCTTTGCTTATAAATATTTGTGCTTCCATACGTTTATTTGTTTGTTTATGTTTTTAAATTTGTTTTCGGTTGGTTGGTATATGATCACCTGTTCTATAAATTTGAATATTTCCGGCATTTCCGCCGCCTCTAATTGATCGAGTAACTTTTTAGGCTTTATTCCTGTATAATAGATATACCTTTCAATTGCGATCGGCATACAACCTGTGCGCGCTGAGATCTTTTGTAGTATAGTTTTCATATGGTTGCTAGTATAAAATTATTTAATTCTATAGTGGAATTGATCACCTCTATAGTATAATTAGT